ATATTAATAACAATGAGGCGGATGACCTAATTGCTTATTATTGTCAAATCGCAAATGATGAGACTATAACCATTTTTTCGGGTGACAGGGACCTCACACAGTTAATATCCGACAACGTTTCCCTATTCTCACCTAATAAGAGATTAACCTATAAAAAGGGTGATTACATTAAGTTACAAGATGCGGAAATTCCCCACTATAATGTAAAAACATATAAAATAATATCTGGTGACAAATCAGATAATATTGATGGTATCTATTATTTGGGTGAGAAAACTTTATTGAAATTATTTCCTGAAATCCTTGACCGAGAGGTTACTTATAACGATATTTTAACAAGAGCCGAGGTATTACTTACCGAGGACAAAGAAAACAAAGCGTTACAAAACTTACTTTCAGGTAAAACAAAATCAGGTATCTATGGAAATGAATTCTTTGAGATTAACAACAAAATCGTTGATTTATCTAATCCATTAATCACAGAAGAAGGTAAGGAATTAGTCGAACTTTATTATCGCGAAACTTTAGACCCCGAAGGAAGGGGACACAGAAACCTCATTAGAATGATGATGGAAGATGGGTTCTTTAAATTCCTCCCAAAACATGACGAAGCGTGGGTTAATTTCGTCAAACCGTTTATGAAACTAACAAGAAAAGAAAAAAAACAATTTAAAACCAAAAAGTAATTTTTTATGAAAGAGCAAGATTTCACAAAACTTGAGTTTTTGATGATGGTAAATGACAACATCATCGTTCAAAGGTATTTTAACGTTCGAGACTACAATCCGGACGCGAGATACTCATCAGACCTTTATGAATTTATTAAAGAGTTCAAAGAGACTTTAATTTATCGTTTGAAGATGAAAACGGTAGACTATATGTTGGAGAATTCTTATGAGATTCAGGGTAATCCATCCATTTTGGATACGTCTTATACTGACGGTCCAGAACATTTTAACATCTTTATTAAACAAGGGGACATGACAATTTGTCATCGTCAGATTGACGCCAAGATTTTCCCGCCTAAAATAAGATACACCGTAGATATCCGTCCTCACATAAAAAGTTTGCTTTCTTCGCTTACTGACATCTTTTCGGAGAAAAATTTAACTTTGGATTACTCTGGAATTAGTTTGAAGCGATAATATTTATCATTTATAAAGAGAAAAAAACTATGGCGTCAAACAAAAATTTCGATTATTTAGGGTCTTCATTTCAAGTACAATTACTGAATCAAATCATCGTTGACAAGGAATTTGGAAGGTCAATAATTGACGTTATAGAACAACAATATTTTGAGAACAAGTACTTCAAAATCATCTTGCAAATGATTAAGGAGTACTATTCAAAATTCGAACACGTACCCACATTCGACACCCTCGAACAAATAACCAAATCCGAGTTACAACAAGAACTTGCATCCAAAATAGTTTTGGACACGATTACAAAAATCAAAGATTGTCCAATAGAAGGTAGCGGGTTTGTACAAGAAAAGGCTCTCAAATTCTGTAAACAACAAGAATTACAGAAAGCCATCACTAAAGCTCAAAAAGTTATTGATGGTGGTGAGTTTGAGAGTTATGACAAACTCGAGGAACTTGTTAGAGAAGCTTTACAAGTTGGGGAAAGAGAAGACGGTATGGCGGATGTATTCTCTAATTTGGATGATGTACTTAACGAAGACTATCGTCACCCAATTCCGATGGGAATACCGGGTATCGACAGATTGTTAAAAGGAGGTTTGGCAAAAGGAGAATTAGGAGTTATCTTAGCCCCCACGGGAGTAGGTAAGTCTACATTCTTAACAAAAATTGCAAACCATTCGTTTAATTTGGGATACAACGTACTTCAAATATTCTTCGAGGATAACCCAAAGATTATCCAACGTAAACACATCACTTTGTGGACAAAGGTTCATCCTGATGAGTTATCTAACAAGAAGGATGAGGTTATGGATAAGGTGAGAGAGGTACAAAGTAAGATGGAAAACCGTCTTATTTTAAAGAAACTACCATCAGATACTTTGACAATGTTACAAATCAAAAATCAACTTCGTAAGATGATTGCCGATGGAGTTAAGTTAGATATGGTTGTGTTAGACTATATTGACTGTATCGTACCTGATAAGAATTTGGGTGATGAATGGAAGAGTGAGGGTTCGGTTATGAGAGGATTTGAGGCGATGTGTCACGAACTTAATTTGGTAGGTTGGACTGCAACACAAGGTAACAGAAGTTCAATTTCATCAGAGGTAGTAACTACAGACCAAATGGGAGGTTCAATTAAAAAGGCACAAGTTGGTCACGTTATTATCTCAGTTGCTAAGACATTACAACAAAAAGAGATGAAACTGGCAACAATTGCTATAACCAAATCTAGAATTGGTGATGACGGAATCGTGTTTGAAAATTGTAAGTTCGATAATGGTATGTTAGAAATCGATACCGAAAGTTCTGTAACGTTCTTAGGATTAGAGGAACAGAAAGAAGAACAACAAAGACAAAGAGTAAAAGATTTACTCGAAAGAAGAAAACAAAGAGAACAACAAAATAATTAATTAATATGGAGAAGATTTTAGTAGAGAACCCAAATAGGTTTGTTATATTCCCTATCGAACATAACGATATTTGGGAGTTTTATAAAATGCATCAGGCGGCGTTTTGGACCGCTGAGGAAGTTGACCTCTCAGGAGATATCCGTGATTGGGAAAACCTTTCCGAAAATGAACAATATTTCGTTAAGAACGTACTATCGTTCTTTGCGGCTTCTGATGGTATTGTAAATGAAAACTTGGCCGAGAATTTCTATCGGGAAGTTCAATATCCTGAGGCAAAGTTCTTCTACGGAATGCAGTTAGCTATGGAAAATATTCATAGTCTTATGTACTCACTTTTGATTGATACCTATGTGTCAAATCCAAAAGAAAAAGATGAGTGTTTCCACGCAATTGATAGACTTCCAGCGGTCCAGAAAAAAGCTAAATGGGCTTTGGAATGGATTACTAACGCATCATTCCAAGAACGTCTTGTGGCTTTTGCGGCTGTGGAAGGAATATTCTTTTCAGGTTCATTCTGCTCAATCTTTTGGTTGAAATCGAGAGGATTGATGCAAGGTTTGTGTAATGCAAATTCACTAATTTTTAAAGATGAGAATCTCCACTGTGATTTTGCAATTCATCTTTTGAACAACCACTGTGAGAACAAACCAAGTGAAAAAAGAATTAAAGAGATTCTATTGTCGGCTTTGGAGATTGAGAAAGAATTTATCACAGAATCACTACCTGTTTCACTTATTGGTATGAACTCCAATTTGATGAAACAATATTTGGAATTCGTGGTTGATGGTCTACTTGTTAAATTTGGTTTTAAAAAACAATTTAATGTTGAACAACCATTTAAATTTATGGAACAAATTGCCGTTGAGACCAAAGGTAACTTCTTTGAATCAAGAACGGTTGAATACCAAAAAGCAAAGTTGAACGAAACATTGTCCTTTACGGATGACTTTTAATTGATTATCTTTATAAACTATGATGTCCTTAAAAATTAAAAAAAGAGGCGGGGATGACGCGTCCTTTAACCCTCAAAAAATATATAACCGAATTAAACGGTCCGCAAAAGGTTTGAATGTAAATTCAGACGAAATCTTTATTAAAGTAATCACTTCGGTACCAACTGAAGGTGAGATTACGACCAAAGATTTGGATAAATTAATCTATGAGATAGCTGCTGCTTATACTGGTAGTCACCACGATTATTCACGTCTTGCGTCATCTGTTGCAATTTCTTCGTATCATAAAGAAACAAACCCAAGTTTCTCAAACACTATGATGGAACTTTACAAAGAAAAAATTGTTAATGAGGAGTTTATCAATATGATTAACAGTTACGGTCCGTCAAATATTGATGAGGTTATCAATCACGACAATGATTATAACTTTGATTACTTTGCTTGGAGGTCACTACAAGAGATGTATCTTTTGAAACTTCCAAGTGGTAAGACAATCGAGCGTCCCCAACATATGTACATGCGTGTTGCAATATGGGTAACAAAATCATTTGAACAAGCGGTTGAATACTATAAGTCACTTTCAAGTCAACTTATTTCACCGGCAACTCCAATTATGATTAATGCAGGTACAAAGGTCCCACAACTTGCTTCTTGTGTATTACATTACAATGATGCAGATTCTCGAGAAGGTCTTTTGAATACAATGAGAGATATTTCCACATATTCATCAGACGCTGCGGGTATTGGTCTTTCTATGTCAAATATTCGTAGTAAGGAAAGTCGTATTACATCATCAGGTGGATTTGCCGGTGGTCTTTTGAAATATCTGAAAATTGTTAATGAATCACTTCGATTCTTTAACCAACAAGGACGCAGACCAGGTTCTGCGGCAATTTACTTAGAGCCGTGGCACAAAGATATTTTTGACCTTTTGGATATTAAAAAAAATACAGGTGCGGAGGAGTTGAGAGCTCGTGATTTGTTCACCGCACTTTGGATTCCCGATAACTTTATGAATGCGGTTAAGAATAACGAGGATTGGTATTTGTTTTGTCCTAACGATATTAAAAAATCAGGAATCAAACCATTACAAGAATGTTTCGGTGATGAATATGAGGAAAATTATAACAAAGCCATTAACTTAGGTATTGGTAAAAAAGTTAAAGCTCAGGAAGTTTGGTCAAAAATAATTGAATCCCAAATCGAGACAGGAGTTCCTTATTTGTGTTCTAAGGATAGTGCAAATAGAAAAACTAATCATTCAAATATTGGGGTGATTAAACAATCAAATCTGTGTAACGAAATTTATCAATACACAGATGAAAATACTACGGCAATTTGTACTCTGTCATCTATGGTTTTGAAAAACTTTGTGAAAGACGGGGAATTTAACCACAAACTTTTATATGAGGAGACTCGTAAAGTTGTTAGAGCCCTTAACAAAGTTGTAGACATTAACAACTACTCAACTGAAAAAGGAAACAAGGGTGGACGTGAACAAAGAGCAATTGCTATTGGAACTCAGGGACTTGCTGATGTATTTTATTTGATGGATTATATCTTTACATCTGATGAAGCCAAGAAACTTAACAAAGATATTTTTGAAACAATTTACTTTGCGGCAATTACTGAAAGTTGTCGTTTATGTAAGTCAGAAGAATATAAACCATATGATTTTTTTAACGGCTCACCAATGTCAGAAGGGGTATTCCAATTTGATATGTGGGGTCTGAATGAAGGTGAATTATCAGGAAGATGGGATTGGAATTCATTGAAAGAAGAAGTTAAAGATTATGGTGTTTGTAATTCTTTATTCACTGCTCAAATGCCTGTGGCGTCATCGGCTAAGATTACGGGTTCATATGAAATGACAGAACCAGCTCACTCGGCAATCTTTAACAGACGAGTAGTTGGCGGTGAGATTATGATTGTTAACAAGTATTTGATTAATGATTTTGAAAAACTCGGTATTTGGTGTGAGGACCTAAAGAATGAGATAATTCTAAACGAAGGTTCTATACAAGGGATTAATTTCAACAATTACTTAGACCCTGAGGACAAACAATACAATAAAAAAGTTAAAAGAATTGAACACCTGATTCCAAAGTACAAAACAATTTGGGAGATATCTCAAAAGGCGTTGATTGAAATGGCCGCTGATAGAGGTCCTTTCATTGACCAATCACAATCAATGAACATTTATATGGGTAACCCATCTTTGTCTAAGATTTCATCCTCACATTTCTATAGTTGGGAAAAAGGTTTGAAAACACTTTGTTATTATGTTAGAACAAAGGCAATTTCAACGGGGGCAAAACACTTGGCGGTCGATATATCAAAAATGTCAAAACCAAATGTTACACCTGAACCACCAAAAGTTGATTATAGTAATATGAATTTACCACCAAAACCGGTAAATTCTGAGTTTGAATGTTTTGGATGTTCATCATAAAATAAATCCCGAGAAATCGGGATTTTTTATTTAAGATATTTATTAATATGGCGATATATAATGAAAATATTGAATTGTTTAAATGTTTGGTGAGAGTTTCTCACTTTACTAAAAATCCTGAAGATGACAATAAATTCCATAAAGCTTATGCCTTTGCGGTACAGTCTGTTGCGGGAAAAATCCTAACATTTCACATAATGACCGACTATGGTATGATGAGGTCACGAGTTCCAATATCAGAAATATTCATGAAAGAACCTGAAAAAGATATACCATTTCATTTCAAACAACTTTGGGATTGTTTTTCTGAGAATGTTACAATCACTACTTATGATTATTTGTATGAAAAAAGATGTCAGGTTGTTCTTCGTGATGGCTCTAAAGTTTGGGCAACTTATTTAATGACTGTCGATTGGTATAGAAATCCATATTCTGACGAACCTTCGGATTATAAGTGCGGTCACATTTTAATAGCTGATGACGGATACTTATTATGTCAACCAAACAATAGAATTTATTGGAGAGACTCAAATTGGGTAACTAATAAGTTTCCAATAGAACCAAAATTAATTAAAGTTGATACGGATTTACCATCAGTTGAAACTTTATCTGATAGGTGGGTTGCTGAGGACGGAGATTCATACTATTATAATATAAAACAAACAGATTAGTATTTATTATAAATGGCACAAGGTAAAACATATGGTATTGGATTTCCATTCAGGGATTCTTTTAACGGGACTTATTTTAATTTAACTAATACTAAAGACGAAGAAATCAGAACTGATTTGGTTCATTTATTATTAACTAGAAAAGGTACAAGATATTTTTTACCTGATTTTGGAACAAGACTTTATGAATATTTATTTGAACCTTTAGACGGTCCTACATTTTCTGAAATAGAGGCCGAAATAAGAGATTCTGTAAGTGAATATATTCCAGGAATTACGGTGACAAAAATAGATATTAAACCAGCCTCAGAAGGAGACGAAGATAAAGGTTCATATATCAATGATAATGATGAAAGAGTTTTTAGAGTACCTGGAATAGGTACTTTAGAACATACCGCAAAAATAAAAATTGATTACAGAATTAACAGTGATGTTTTTAATGCAAGTGATTTTGTTATAATTAATATTTAAAGATATGGCAAATAAAAAAATATCCTACACCACTAGAGATTTTCAGTCGATAAGAACTGAGTTAATAAATTTTACACAAACATATTATCCTGATTTAGTAGGAAATTTTAATGATGCGTCTGTTTTTTCGGCGTTATTGGATTTAAACGCGGCTGTTTCTGATAACCTACAGTTCAACATTGATAGAAGTATTCAGGAAACTGTATTACAATTTGCTCAACAAAGGTCATCAATTTACAACATAGCTAGAACTTATGGTTTAAAAATACCGGGGCAAAGACCTTCTGTTGCTTTAGTGGATTTTTCTATTACAGTTCCTGCATTTGGTGATAAAGAAGATTTAAGATATTGTGGTATTTTGAGAAGAGGTTCTCAGGTAAATGGTGCGGGACAAGTTTTTGAAACTGTTTATGATATTGACTTTTCATCACCGATTAGTGGAGACGGATACCCAAATAGGTTAAAAATACCTGTTTTTGATGCCAATAATAAACTCCTAAACTATACTATAGTAAAAAGAGAAACGGTTGTTAATGGTATAACAAAAGTGTTCAAAAAAGTTGTTACCCCCAATGACGTTAAGCCTTTTTATGAGTTGTTTTTACCTGAGAAAAATGTGTTAGGTGTTACTTCTGTTTTATTAAAGGATGGAACATCATATGCCAATGTTCCATCGGCCCAAGAATTTTTGGGTTTAGATAATAAGTGGTACGAGGTTAAGGCTTTGGCGGAAGATAGAGTTTTTATCGAGGACCCGACTAAAACATCTGATAGACCTGGTGTAAAAGTTGGAAAATATATTACTACAAATAGTAAGTTTATAACTGAATATACACCGGAAGGATTCCTTAAAATGACTTTTGGTGGAGGTAGTCAATCTGCGGATGAACAATTAAGAGAATTTGCTAGAAATGGGTATAAGTTAAATTTATATAAGTACTCAAATAATTTTGCACTTGGAAGTACTCTGAAATCAAACTCAACAATTTTTGTTCAGTATAGAATAGGTGGAGGTACTAATAGTAATTTGGGAGTAAATGTGATTACTCAATTAGGTACTGTTTCTTTCTTTGTTAATGGGCCATCAGACTCTATTAACAATACTGTTATAAATTCATTAAGATGTAGTAATGTTACTGCCGCAATTGGAGGAGCAGCGGCTCCGACTACAGAGGAAGTAAGGAATTTAGTGAGTTTTAATTTCGCAGCTCAAAATAGAGCAGTTACCGTAAATGACTATGACTCTATAATTAGAACAATGCCATCACAGTTTGGAGCACCGGCTAAAGTGGCAATTACTGAGGATAATAATAAAATAAGAATCAAAATGTTATCATATGATGATAACGGTAAATTGACAGAAATAGTATCTAACACTCTTAAAAATAATGTGGCAAATTATCTCTCAAATTACAGGATGATAAATGATTACGTTTCAGTTGAAACTGCTAATGTTTGTGATTTATCTTTGACAATCGATGTAGTATTAGATAGTAGTCAAAACCAAGGGGCTGTTATATCATCCATAATAAATTTAGTTTCTGATTATTTTGACCCATCAAATAGACAAATGGGTGAGAATGTCTATATATCTGAACTAAGAAGACAAATTCAAAGTGAAAATGGGGTAATTTCTTTATCCGATATTGTTGTGTATAATAAAGTTGGAGGGTCTTATTCTTCTTCTCAAACATCTCAAAGGTATTCAGATAGTATCACTAGACAAATTGATTTGGTTGATGATACAATTTTTGCAGAACCTAGTCAGACCTATCAAGTTAGATTCCCAAGTAAGGATATTAATGTTAGAGTAAAGAATCTTTCTACTGTCAATTTTTCCTGATAATTTATTTTGCTAACTAATGAACTATCATTTAGTAAAGTGGCGAATAAACTATTTATGAAAAAAGTGGTTAATGGGTAATTCATATAGATTAAGAACAAAGGTTGGTGTTGATAAGGCACTAAATGTTGCATTAGAACAAGATTTTGAATCGTTAGAGATTCTTTCCTTAAAAATATTACAAAGTCAAATTTACACTAGACAGTGTTCTGATTATGGAGTTGTTGTTGGTAGAGTTACGGCCAATAATGGACTTGGTATACCAAATGCGAAGGTATCTATTTTCTTACCATTAAATAGTATTGATGAAAACAATCCCACTATTAGTGCAATATATCCTTACAAAACTCTAAATGATTTAAATGACGATGGATACAGGTATAATTTATTACCATATGAAAAATCTCACGGAGGTCACACACCTACAGGAACTTTTCCATCTAGAGAAGATGTTTTAATAATACCTGAGGTATCCGAAGTATACGAAAAATATTATAAACTAACGACAAAAACAAACGATAGTGGGGACTATATGATATTTGGAGTTCCAATTGGAACTCAAATAGTACATTTAGACGTTGATTTATCAGATATTGGTGAATTTTCATTGTCACCACAAGATATGGTAAGACTTAATTTGGCTAATGAAAAACAAGTTTCAGGTACTGAATTTAGGGCGTCAACAAATTTAGGAGAATTACCACAATTAAAACAATCTAATAGAACTATCGAAGTAGTTCCTTTATGGGGTCAACCTGAGATTTGTTATTTGGGTATCACACGATTGGATTTTGATTTATCACAGGAATTTGGTGTAAAGATAGAACCTGCATCAATTTTCATGGGTTCAATCTTCTCTAATGTGGATAAAGAAGCCGTAAAACGTAACTGTAAAGTTAGAAAAAAAATTGGTAATTTGTGTAATTTAATTACAGGACCTGGTGAAATTTTGGCAATCAGACAAACAATAAATTTAGACGCTGATGGAAGACCAGTTTTAGAAACTTATGAATTGGAAAACGGTGGTAAATGTATTGACGAAAATGGTACTTGGTTAATTGATGTTCCGATGAATTTGGATTATGTGTATACCGATGAATTTGGTAATCGACAAATATCTAATGACCCTAATGTGGGTATACCAACTAAAGGAAAATATAGGTTCAAAGTTAAGTGGGAACAGGCTCCATCTTTGGCTAATGAGGTAGTAAGAGGAGCATTTTTAGTTCCAAATATTAAAGAATGGGGTTGGGATAGTTATGACTTTGACCCATCAATACAACAAACTGATTTTCTGACTGAAGCCTTTGGAGGATGCCCTCAACCCACAACAACCCTATTAGATACACCAGAATATAGACAAGTAAGGGCGTCTTATGCGTTCAGTTTAGACTGGAAAGATTATGGTGAAACGGATAGTTTTGGAGATTTGACCTCAACCGGAAACCTCATGATTGATGAGGCGGTTAATTGCGAGGATAGATTTTATGAGATGATTCATAGTAAAGTTTATACAGTTTCGCAAATGATTTCTGAACATAGAGGAGGACTCAATAGATATAAAATAATAGCAATTAAAGATATTTTGAATGAAGACTGTGAGGGTACCCACAATAAGTTTCCGACTAATGATGGAATGTTTCAGAGTGATATAATTTACACACTATTCAAATTCGTTGTAGGTATATTCACACCAATATTAATGGCTATCATACTTTTAAAACACATAGTTGGTTTAATCGTATGTATTCTTTGGGTAGTTATGGAGGGTATTGCGGGTTTCATATGTGCGCTTGCAGATGGTATTTGTGCAATCTCGGGAGTTTCATTTTTGGGAATAAGTCCGTTTGGTTTCTTAAGTGGATTATGTGATACTCTTAGTCGAGTATGTGACAAATTCCAAGGTATTGCGGATGATTTTGAGGATAAATGTAGAAATAGTTCACTAGACCTTCCTATGTTAACATATCCTAATTGTGAAATGTGTGATTGTGACGTACCTCCACAAGATGGTGGAAGTCAAACTAACATTGGCTCAACATCATCTGCCGCGGGAGAATTATTGGCCACGGCTAATTCAATAGGAGCCTCAACATTTATATCGGCCTTTTTCCAACCGTCTAGTTGGAGAGTTTGTCCGGCGGGGGCTCCTGAGGCGGCGTATGGGTTGATAATGGCGGGAAGACCTTATAATAATACTGAAACTTCTAGAGCACCATATCCAGTTCCGTTTGAAATTGATTCCGAACCAGGTTTTGAGTTTATGTATTCACCAAGCTTACCATTTTGGGAAAGGTTCAATGTCTTTAACACTAAATCTAAGTATTTTAATAATTCCGCTTCTAATCCTGGTGGTGGTTATAATAGAATTAAAGCGTCGTTTGCTTATGATTTACCTGGAAATGGTCTTGATAAATGGCACATGGATAATGTAATAGTATTGATGACAAAACCATCAGTTAGTTGGACTCCTGGACAAATGGTATCTTTTTCAGACCCATTACAATCCCAAGACCCCAACTTGACGGGTTTAACCGATGACAATCAATTCAATAATCGAGCAACTACTGGAACAACAAGAGGAACTCCGGTAATTGAGATTAATGACCCTAACAATCCTACAGATGATGATATATTATATTATCAAATTAATAGTGCGGAAGTATTATGGGCGAATCCTGATGGTAGCGGCAACCTGTCTACATTTTACAATTTAACCGCAAGAACAAATAACAACTATGCGAAATTTCAAATGGATACTGAATATTTCCAAGTTATTCATAATACAACTGTTGGTGACTATATGGCTAAGGCCGCGTCAGTTGGTAATTTTGCTCCTGAAACGTTGTACAATAGAATAATGAATAGTAATATGGCTACTTATCAATATCTATTTAGAACAGATGTGCCTGGAGGTAATTTTACTTTTCCACCAATACCACCATTTGATTATCCCCCCGATTATGTATACACTTTCAATACTTATGAGGATAGTGGTAATTTAGGTTTTGGTTGTTTTAAAAATTTTAATGACCAAAAGTTAATTTTCTTAGTAAGAGGGGTTGACCCGTATTCAACTAGACAAAAATGTAGATTTGATATAAGTAGACTATATGGTGCCGATACTAATTTTTTAACTTCTTGGTCTGCAAATCCTGATTTTATAGTTGAGGGTGACTTTAAGTTAAACATACCGGTACAAGGTAAATTTAGATGTATTCCACACTATGGTTCTAACGGGGCTACTGACCCGTATACACCTTATCATTTATTCCATCCATCATATGAATTATCTTTTGACCCCGCAATTTTTACACCATTTACTTCTACTGCAACAACTAATTATTCTAGAATTGATAGCATCCCCGGCAATTATATATCTGGACCCCCTTTTCCAGTTTCGGTTAATGATAATGGACCTGATAATACATTAAGAATAGACGATAATAATAGATTAACACAAGATTTTAGGGAACATACACCAATTCCATCTTATTCTGTTTTTTATGCACCTTATGGTACTCAAAATTACGCACCGTCATATACACCCCTTGCACCTACTTACACTGTGGGTAGTATTACCTTAGATGCATTTTACAATACTACCACAAATGGGGCGGCATGTAGAGGTTATTTTCGTAACGAAGTTATAGAAGGAGGTTCTTATATGTATGTTGGGCCTAGCCAAGACAACTTAGCGGCGAGGTATACAACTGCCGTTCTTCCGGGGGCTGTTCCTCCTTTGTACGGATTTGCGGTTCCCCCAAGATACAGCTGGACCCAAGGATTCGAAACCACCACCCCATTCTCAACATATTTTTGTTTTACTTACAACTCAGGTATGATTTTCGATAATTCAGAAAGGATTGTCATGAGGTCGGATAGATTGTTTACATCTAGTAATAGATTATATGCGAATGGAACATCGACACCCCCTGACTACTATTTTGAAATAGTATATCCATTGATGGCTAATAATTTATTATTAGTTAATAAAGTTAACGATAACGGATTAATTAGTACTTCCTCAGCACCGCCCTCTACAGGTGACGCCGGAGCTGCTCAAGATAACGCGTCGGAACTAGCTGCTAATCCGGCTTTACCAAATAATGTTGCAGAATCCTTGGATTGTGCAGGTTTAGCTCCACTTAGATGTTATGGTACCACTCCAGATGGTTTATTAACTTTGGAAGCGGACACCAATAACGATTGTTATCGAAATGTTGTAAGTATAGGTAGTATAAATATTAACCCACCACAAAGAGATTTAATAGTTAAAAATGGCTGTTATAAATTAGTAACCGCACCAATGATAACAATTCCTTTAGATTTTTATTTGGTATTCGAATGGTCAGCTAGAATTAAAATGAATTTTGCGGCATGTAGAAATGTTTTTGGACACATGTTTACAAATCAGTGGATTAATGGAACTCTATTTATGTATCCTATTAGGAATCAAACAAGATTTACACCCCCACCTGAAAATGCTCCATATATTTGTGCTTGTAACCAATTAGTGTTTCCTGATTATGAAACAAACGTTTTGTATTATAGGTCATCTCCTTATCGACAAGGTACAGGATTTTTAGGTAAAACAAACGCATTTGGGGTCGGACCATTCGATATTGAGTTCGAGGATTCATCTGGTGCAAATGTTAAATTGTTGCAAAATCCAACCACTATTTTGGATATGGGTCCTAGAACTAATTATACTAGTGAATTAGTTTTAGACCCAAGATACGAGGGTTATATAATGAATCGTTTATATCATACTTCGTTTAAAGATGTCTCAGAATTAATAAATCAGTTTTTCTTAGGTAGATTGCTTAGTAGAAGTATTGCTGGTATTATATTAGGAGAATTAGCAGGAATCGTTGGGGGAGGTGCCGCTGGAGTTGCCTCAGACCTAATTTTGAGGTTATTTAATGACAGAGGATTTAAAAAAGTTGATGGTGACTACGCTCAGATGGTTGCAATAAACTCACAAATAGGGATTAAAGAATTCGACCCAGATGAATACTATGGACCTGAACCAAACTCAGTTCCAATTGTACCAACTAGTTCTGTATATTTAAATCCATCTGGTGCTAGGTATAATGTGTTTGGTATTTTTTATAAGGAAGAAATACAACTTAGAGATTGGTTGTCGCCTCATAGATTGGTTGTTACTCCAACAGGTGATTGGTCAAATCCATGTGTATACAATGATATACCAATATTTTCCCAACGGGTTCCAATTTATCAATGGCAGATTAAGGATAATAGGGATGGAAATACTGCTGATAGTATTTTTGGTGACCAAAATAATGATTGGGCCACTGACCCACTTTCGGTATTTTTTGATTTTTATTACCAAGAATTTGATAGACTAGGCGCGTCTTCTCCAGATTCTGATTTTATGCGTCCCGAAAATCAGACTTTGTATACTTATAATAAAGCTTACATATTCAACGTAAATCCGGCCGGAGAAATTGACCCCCAACCGCCATTACCACCAGGTAATAGTAACCGAACTTTTACATCATCTGGACCCTACTACTTTTACTTTGGTATAAGTTTAGGTAAAACTGCTTACGATAGATTTTTGGTTAAGTGGATAAAAACTGATGTTTATGAATTTTAATGGGTAATCAACAAGAAATAAGACTTTTATTAGGTTCATTAAGATATAAAAGTGCTGTTGACGTTGATTTCTCAATCAAGGTGCCTTTTGTACAAACTGTTAAAGAACTAACTGAATATGATAGAAGTGTTGATATCGATTTACAAATTGTTTTTGATAGAGAAAGACAAAAATCCACAACATTCAGACCGGCAACCAAATTTAGTTTTGTATTCAAAAATTCATATACAGGTGTTAGTACCTATGAACCATTCATAAATAGTTTATACTATGTGAACGGGGCAACTGACGCTCAAATACAATGTACAGGAGGAACATCACCAACTCTATGGGCGGGATTTCCTGGATATGACGAGTTTAGTTTTATTAGAACTGATTACAATTTTTTGGGTTACACGGCTCCTGATTCGAGTACTCCTCCTGAATACCATCAAATTCTAGAAGCTAAAAGCGCGACATCGTATAATTGGAGTTTTTATGTTAGTTACCCTTATGAAAATATAGTAAATGAATCATTGAATGCGGTTCTTTATGATGGTAGTACAATTTATGATTTAAATTGGGACGTTGACGATGGAATACCATTTTACATTAGAGATACTACTTTAAGCGGACGTAGACTAATTACCTTTGTATGTCCAATGAAACACGGACTTAGTGTCGGTGAATTCGTAGAATTAAGTTTTAGTTACTTGGGTAATAACTTATTCCAAATATATTCTTTAGGTGACGGGACTTATGAAAGTGATTTATACGTATTTAATATTATTAATGTCGGATTCTTAGGTACAACATTTAATCCGGGAGTACAAGGTACAGCTAAAAGGGTTATTTTACAAAACGCACCTGTAGAGTCTAAGTCAAAGTACTATATAAGAAAACATATTATCCTAAATAACACTGAGGATGTTGTTTTAGTAAATTCAGGATTTGAAACTAATGTGTTTAAAAATGAAAAAAAATACGAATACGCCGCAAAAACTCCAAATAATGAGGGTAAAATTTCTTTGAAAGAAGGTTCAGATAGTTATACTTTGAGTTTTAATAAAGATTTTGATTTAAATAAATTATTAGATAATCAAAAAAGACCGGTATCTGAATTATTTATTACGGTTGTTTGGAAAGGATATATGGGATGGACCCAAGGTTTAAAGTGGGGATTTGATTTTAATTTACCACTTATGCCGGTTTTCAAAACACCGACAGCATGGTGGTCATCACCTAATTCAAATACATATTTTAATACAACCACATATAATAATTTAAATCCTTATCCATATGTTAACAATTCTGCGGGTATTCCGTATAATTTTACATATACAAATGCTTTTATAAGTGGTGACACGATAGATGGAGATTTATGTGAATGGAATGATTATGAACAAACTGAAAGAGTAATTTCTCACAGATATCATAAAATTAATTTCAATAACAATAACTTTTTATGTGTGTTGCAAGACACGGATGGTTTTCAGTTTAATCCTGGGTATTTTTATCAACCACTATATTCTATACCAATTAGGGCTTATTCTGATTATATAGAAGAGGGAGACCCAAGAAATGTAGTTGATGTACCTAACTATGCAACATTTTCAGAAAACAGAAATACTTTTATATGGAGAGATTTATATCCATATGGATATATTGACTCTAATGGTATTGGAGTCGACCAACCATTTTTGAACAATAAACATCACCCATTTAAAAATATAATTTTCAAATTAATACCTGAAGGAACTAACTATAAACTATTTAATGATGTGGGAGACCCACTAATTGACCCTTGTGAATAATAACTATAGATTCATATTACCTAAAACTGACCAAGCTATTGATATTCCTATCGAGATTAAATGGGATTTTCATGGTAGGAATGATAGTATAGAAATTTACGAAGAAGAAGTGGTTGAGGAGATTATAGGTTCCCCTAAGGACTATGAAATTACAAGATTTGGTCATGATTATTACGATATCCCACCATTAATTAATTTATCTGAAATTATATATAGATTTAATTTTTTTACACTGTTAGATGTGGATGTACCTGGGTCATCTGCATCAGATTGGGTTTGTAGTTTTACTGCGGCGACATTGGGTGGATACGAAGTTTATTATCAAACGAAACAATTTAAAAATTCTTTTTTTAAGCTGGATTTTTACGACACCACAATAACAACTACGCAAAAAAATTATTTTACTATTATTTTATCATCAGACGGACCTAGAACAGAAAACGTAACAATATCACCCGTTGTCTCCAATGTTGATATTACAATACCCGAGTATCCATTAGATTATATAGGTAAAAAAGAAGGTTTTTTTGTTTACTGGTTAAGAGATAGAAGTGTGATAAATCTTAATACCTTCTATATGACGGCTAAATTCTTTGACGCTAAGAACGGTCAGTTTATAAAAATGATGACCGTTCCACAAGGGATATTACCTGAAAAGTATTTATTTCCGCCTGAAATTTATTTTTATAAGAGATTAGATTTAGATTATAGTAATTATACATACAAAATTTACGACTTATTAACTGGCGCTCGTGAGGGAGTTGGAACGCCAATAAACTGGTATGAATATGTTAATCCTCCACAATAATGCAAGACAGGTCGTATTATATAAGAATATCCCCAGAAAATGTCAGGAATGATTTGTTTCCTATACCATTTATTGATAATTCATATTTGGTAAATGGAGAAATCGACCCATGTTGCATATTACCACCTGACCCAAGAATTGTAAACACAACCGCAAATACTTTTGTATATTCATCAATGACTCAGATTTTATCTGGAGCGACCAATGGTAATTCTTTACTATCAGATTTGTCGGTTCCTATTTTTTTAAGTCAAAATGCGGTTGATATTGGGTATTATTCAGTATTTGATGGAGCGGTTACTCAGAAAGACACTATGATGAATTTTATATTCACAGGTGAGTCCGCCAGCCCATTTGACATATATTTTTTCAATACATCTGACGTAGAATTTAAAAAATATTTAGAGTTTTCCAATTACTATGTAGATTGGGGTGATGGAACTCCTGTTCAAACCATAACATCATTTTCACCAAATTACTACCAACATACTTATTCATCACCTGGAAATTATACCATAAGTATGTCAGGGTTAAGTCCTTGGGGGTATAACGCTATCGTTAAAGATGTTACAGTCCCATATATTGATGTAATTGCCACCAATCCAAACGGGACCGCATTTTTTACTCCACAAGGTGGAAGTTGGTCTAATACACCACTACAATATGATTTTATATTTTCAGGTGACGCTATTTGTGAAAATACCCTACCATGCTGTCAGTTTACAACTATACCATTTATAATTACAGGTTATACCAAGTCATCTCTTAACGACCTTATTCAATGGGGAAGAAAGGGAGACCCGACCAGAATTGGCGATGGTAAATTTAAACCTAATGTTTTAGTAACAGGTGCATCAGGTTCGATAGGGATTGTGTATACACCAAATCCATCTTTACCATATACGGCTTATACGGTAAATGATATAGATTATTATGACTACAATGATGGTACTACAATTTTTATTGTTTCATCATCAGGATGTACTGACTTGGAGTGTACAGGAATTACAAAAAATGAGGTTTTATTAAACGTTGTTTTTGACACAGAAGTTTATTCTAATGTTTTCATTGAAAGAGGTAAAAATTCAGCATTAGAAAGGATACAGAGGCTTGGAGAAGTTAATAACGTTGGAGATTTAGTAAATTACGGATACGGTTTTTTCAATATAACCTCCGCATAAAATATAACAAAAGGTATTTATAATAAACTCAAATTTTGTAAAGAATGGCAACAGGTACTTACGGCACAATTCGACCGGCTGACGTTTCACCCGAAGACGTTGAAATTATATTGAATTACACCCCCTCGAGGGATGACACTAGTAATTTTTTACTAACTAAATTAGACGCCCCGTCGATATTAAGACCGTATTTTAATAACGCAAGTACTGGTGGTAACGCTGATGTGGAAATTTTAGGTGGTTTATATAATTTAAAATTACCTGTTGATACCTTTAATAGGATTGGGATTTACACGTTATACATCAGACCTGCACAAATTAGAACAACAATATTAGATTGTGGAGTTCTTTCGTCTTTACCAAATGTTAGGGGTGTGGTTATCGATTTGAATGCGGTTCCCGCCGAATATAGAAATAAATTTGTAACACAAGGACTTGTTGGTTTTAGGATTGAATATTTAAATTCAGACGGAAGTAAAATACCAAATTTTTTCAGAATAATAACTTCTAGTTTTTTCTGTGAACCCGTTGTTCAAAATCTAACAAATACTTCTGCAAAGGCTATCAGATATAGATATACTGACAACAATACAAATATTGTTTTTTGTACATTATCACCATCATCAGCTCCATCTAACAAACCAAATGCGGTCCCATACATAGGACAACCAAACCAAGACATTATAATTACCAACACTTTTTTCAACCCAATCACATTAGATATTGAGATGGCGGAGCACGACTTCTCAACTATGGCAATTGCGTTGTTTGGTAATCAAACTAAGGCGATTGATGATGGAATTTATACTATGTACGATAGTCAAAACAATATCTACAAACAATATAACCTGTATGAAATTAGAGACCAATTTAATGAACTTCTATATGAGGTTAGACAAGATAGAGGTAATAACATTGATTTCAGTAAAAACTTTACGAACATAACATCTTAATGGCTACACAAAAAAAATTCATTTGTCCTCCTACTCCGGCATCAGGGATAGGAACCTTTTCTGACGACTTGGTTGGGTTTCAATTAGTCCAAGGAGGAGGTCTTACGCAAGGGAATTTTAATTTTACTAGCTCAATTACAGAAAAATCAGATAGAACCTTTTATACTGGAGTATTTTCAGAACCGATTAATTTAGAAAATTTAGGTATAGTATCAATTGAGGAATCTAAAATAGTATTCGAAAACAATTTTAAAGTATACCCCAATTTTGATTTAGAGCAAGTAACAAATTTTGTTCAATTTGGCTCAATGGTCAAACGTATTTCGGCTTCTATAACTAAAATAATCAGTTATTATCCTGCGGCTTTAGAAGTTAATAGGATTGGTCTAAATTATAAAGACGGACCAACAGCAACAAACATATCATACGATGTAGTACAAGATTTAACAACTTTTCAATTAACAATCAATAGGATTAGAAATCCGTTTGAAATTGATTTTACATCTGCAGCAACAAGAAATTTGGAGTTGAGAGAAATAGAAGTTTCACCACTAAGAAACATGACAGTCGAATATGGTAAATATTCTTTGTATTATGGTGGTAATGGATATTCTTTAAAAAGGATAACACCAACAAATTCGTTAACTACAGGTACTTTGACAATCGTAGTTAATGGAAATCCATTTTCAGGGTTAACAACAACGTATGATGCTATTGTTATAAGACCAAATGACATGCAAGTTAATCAGGTTTTTAGTAACAATTTAGACGAAGTTGAAAACTTTTTATTGAACCGAAACGATACCCCAATATACACCGCAACATTTAGAGTACCTAAAGAGGCTGACGACGGGACCTTTTATGTCTCAACAGATAGTGTAACTTGGCCGATGAATGGAGTTTGGAACATAGACATTATGTCAAATGCTTTCGAACAATATTTGGTTAAATTAAATCAAATAAGTGAATATTTTGATTCATTTAGAACCAATTTAATTTCTAGATTTCTTACCACAGGGTCGTATAAAGATTTCGATACTATAGGACATAAGATGGAGAAAGTTCTCCAAATTTACGGAAGAAGTTTTGATGAGGTAAATAAGTTTATAAATGCTTTGGCGTTTATGAATTCAGTTAATTACAATGTTGGTGACGACATTCCATCTAAACTTTTAAAGAATCTAGCACAAACCTTAGGATGGACTACAAATATATCACCAATAAGTAACGAAGATTTTTTAGGTTCCGTTTTTGGTGAAAAAAATAATGACCAATCTTCTTTTTCTGGTGTTGGTGTACAAAAAACACCAGACGAATTAAATTACCAGTATTATAGAAATTTAATATTGAACTCGGCCTATTTGTTTAAATCTAAAGGTACAAGGAAATCAATTGAAATTTTAATGAGGCTTATCGGTGCCCCCGATGCTTTGGTCGAATTTAATGAGTTTGTTTATTTAGTTGACCAAAAAATTAATATTTCACAATTTAATACATATTATGCTCAAATATCGGGAGGTACTTATGTTACCCAAGCACCACAATTAGACCCATCAAATATATTTTCTATTTTTGGTATTACATATACCGGATTTACAACTAGTTTATTAATACAAGATGTTGATTTAGTTAGGGATAATTATCCCGTAGATGACGAAGGTTTCCCGTTGGCTCCTGAAAGTACCGAGGATTATTATTTCCAAATGGGTGCGGGATGGTTTGAATCAACTCCATCACATAGGTCACCTGAAATTGTAAATCTCACAAATAGCGTTTTCACCGGCTCAAATCCAAACTATCAAACTGAGTTGGCTCCTTTCACTTACGGACAAATTTATCTAAATAGATTTAGAGATTTTCCATATATGAATTTAGGTTTCAATCTAGCACCTATGGTTGACAATAACAAGAGTTGGGTTGACAATGAGATAGGGTTACGATTAAATAGAGATTCTTCTTTTAATGCAAGATATACGACACAAGATGATAGATTAGTTTTAAATGTTAAGAATGTAGATTTATTTTTAAATCCTGCTCAGGGTATTGCATACGATGTTTGGTATATGTCAACCCAAGTTAACTACCCCATACCAAACCAAGGTTTGTTTTATCCAAGACCTACAAGATGTAACCCAAACCCAAGAATAGAATATCCTTATAGGGGTGGTGTTGATTGGACTGAGATAAATCCACAACCTAAGAGAAAAACATTTTTTGAGTTTGCTCAAACTTTTTGGAAGAACATGATTAATGTGAGGAATAGACAGTTCCAAACAGACGGAAAAACAAGTGCTTATCCTACATTACAATCTATTTTTTGGAAATATATTGAATCAGAAAAATTAGCCGGACTAACCAATAATAATTTCAAATACCAAAACATGATAGAATATGTCAATGGATTGGGGGATTATTGGATTAGACTAGTTGAACAAATGGTACCGGCCACAACAATATGGAATACTGGAATAAGATATGAAAATTCTATTTTTCATAGACAAAAATTTGTTTGGAGAAGACAAGCGGGATGTCAATTAGTTCCCGTACCATGTAGACCTTGTATCGTTACTACTGATATATACGATGTTGGATGTGCGGTAACATCAGTGACATGTCAAAGATATCCTTTCAGTAGTAACCCACAAGTACCTGACTTTGATAGTATTTTAGGTTTAGTTCTTAATACCTATCTTAATTCTATTGGATATTCTTTAAATCAATGTGAACTAAATACTTTGACTTCTGAATGGTTTGTTATACTCCAAATAGATAATGTACAAGTTGTTTCATATCCGGCATATAATGGTGTGGGATATACAGGACCTTTGAGTTCACCATCAACCGCAGAATGGGATTTTGCGTTGAATTTGGCTTTAAGTAATTTAGATTACTATGGTTATGGTTATTATTTTGGAACTAATGATGATGTTATTATTTATGATATGAGTTGCTCAACTGATAATGTAGGTGTTAATATAAAAATAGATGTTGGTATAAACTTTAATATTTTGTGTAGCTAATGGCTTGTAATCTGCAAACTTTATTGACATTAACCGGTGACTGCTCGATAACTGAATCTGGTATTTTTAATTTAGAAATTTTTGGTACCTCTCCCGACTATTCCATACAATGGGTTTATCCGAGAACCGATTTAGTTTTTTTGGGACCTGGAGTTACAACTTATACGGAATATAATTTAAGTGCCGGTACGTATACTTTTCAGGTTTATGATAGTTGTATATCAAATCCTGACCCCGTTTTACTTAGTTTTTTTATATCTAGCGGGGCTTGTGTGTCCATAACTAACCATATTGATACTGTATGTGGAGTTAATGTTGGAAGTATAACGGCTCAAACCTCAAATTCTTATGGGGAATCAACATACTATGTTTATGAAACTACAAATGGATTTTACAATTCTGGCACATCGTTAAACAATTTCTACGC